GTCACGCCTGGAGCCTGGCGAGGGGATATAAACGTCCCCGTTCACTCATTAACAACGTCCCATCCTGCGTCGGACGTCACACATTCTTTTAGCGCGAGAGGAGTTCCCCCTGTATCGGTCGGATTATCGACCGCCGATCACTTGATAGCTGATGTGCCCCAGATTCGGAGCAGGGACCAACGTACCGGCGGAGGAGAGATCCTCACTATCGCTTGCTTATCAGCATGTGACGTCGTTCGCCCCGCGACAATTCTGTTGCCAGAACTATGGGACGCCAAGAGACCGATGTGAATTAGCCATCAACCTGTGGGATAAAACAAAGCTTTTCCCTAATGGCACGCATCTCTCTTAACGATATGTATTCGTCAGGAACGAATTGCATATCGCCCTCTACATTTCCATACGCGTCATCGTATTTTAACGATGCCAACTTAGACACGTAGCTAAGTCGGGACCAGGGCTTCACAACCCTGTACGCGTATGTCCTACGTAACTCACCCACGCTAGGTGAATAAACGTCTCTTTCCTACCACCATCCCGACCGTTTTGCCACTGCCAAGCAGTAAAAGCAATCCGTTCGTCAGAATCTAAGGCCCTACGCAGGCCAATGATCTCCGGACTCCTTTCCTGAGAAGGGGCGAGGGGCAAAGGCGTGAAAAGCCGATGCCACATCTCCCGAGTCCTGCAAAAAGCAGGATACGACTTAGGATGAAGCCGGAGCTGGTGAGGTAGGAAACCCCATTTCTTCCCGATTCGAGAGCGAACGAACGCATCCGTCCACTCGCGGGAAAAGCGCACCGCACTTGCGGCGTGCATCATCCCTTTAAAATCGGTTTGAAAACCTCCTCTCCTCAAATGACGCACCTCGCGCCATTTACCACCTCCACTCAGAAAAGCGGTCGAGTTGACCTCGGCCACCACTTCGCTTCGTATCGTCTTTTTGTCATTAAGCTTCCATCCGGAAGGATAAGACTCAGGCGACACGTAAGCATCTGAACTTACCAGGCAGTCATCGCCGTTGACTAAATAAGAAGCCTTATGGCCTCTCATAGCCCAGCGAGCCGCAAGGTAAGATTGCAGACAGAGCAAAGGAAAGGAAAGGTAGGCTCCCATCATCTGTCCGTGGGTCACTTCGCCCTCGACCACGCCATTCACTGTTACTAAGGGCCTAAGCGACAAGTGAGCAAGCTCACGTATGCCGCCAGGAACCCGTTCACACTTACTAAGGAGTGAACCGAGGATGGCCTCTGTGGATTCGAGGGACAGATTATCAGTAGCACTGACCAAGTCAAT